ACATAATATTGTTAAGAGGTTCTGTAACGGTCTGTTTATACTCAGCAGACTGTTCTACTCTAGCTACAGCTAACTCGTTTTCATACTCAGATATCCTATCTGAAGCGTCTTGAAGCTGCTTTTCTAGTTCTGGTACTAACGCCGGAGTTTCATTAGTGTCTATTTTATCTTCTAAATTAGAAGCTTTTGAACGAGCTTCGGCTAATTCTCTACGAAGTTCTCCCCATTTTGCTACAGCTTTATCGTCTAGAGTATCAGATAAGCTATCTGCGTCAGGAAAATCTGCTACAAAACTATCTAAATAATCTTGTTCTTCTTCCGGTTTGGGAGACTCATCTGATTCTTCGGAGGTAGGAGTTAGTTCAGGTTCAGGTTCGTCCGCTACGTCAAACTCAGGTGCAGTCTCTGATTCTTCAGCCTTAGGCTCAGCTTGATCTGCTATAAAATCTAAAAAATCCATGCCTTCACCAGAAGTTTCTTCTGATGTGGTTGGATTACTCTCATTAGCTTCGGGGGCATCTGTTATGCCTTCTTGTATAGGAGCTTGTTCTTGGGGTTGTTCAGCTACTGCGGTTTCTTCACTCATTATCTTCTGTATTTATATGATCCCATTCGGGAAGTTGTTCTTGAACTTTTTTGTAGTGTATTTCAGGTAATTTTTCAATTAAAGCAATAGCTGCATGAAAACCAGCCTGAAAGCATTGTCTTTTAGCGGTTTGTTCTATAGACTCACCCATAATAACAATAGGAACTGCTTGAGACTCTAAAACTTTAATACCTTGATCAAACTCAGGAGTAGATAAAAATTCCTGCCATTTATAACGTGCGTGTGAATCTTTTCTCCATCTATCTAGAGTTTTTTCCATTAACTACACATTTAATACAGATCTCAAAGAGATCAACAAGTTATTTATACTATATCCCTAATACTAGACGCTGCTTTGGCGTCTCCTAATTGACGTTCTTGTTCTGCTTTTTGAAGCTTTATCATCATCTCCATTTCATGCTTTTCTTGCATCATTTGAAGTTTTAATCGGTGTTCAATTAATTTTTCTTGAGCGTCTACAGCATTTCCCGTTTCTTCTGGGTTTCCTTGGCCTTCAACTTCCTCTGGTAAATCCTCTGCTTCTCTTTGCATCTTAGCTAATTGACGTTGTCCATTAATTATCAATTCAGATACTTGCTGTAGCCTACTATTAAATTCATTAACGCGTCCCGCTAATGTAGGGTCTTGTTGTATATTTTCTAAATGCTTCATAGAGTGGTCAAATACGGACATAGCCTTGACAGCGGCGTCTACTAACTCCATTTGACCTTGTTCTACTGCCATAAATAACTCTTCGATTGCAGGTACGTGCACATCTAAATGAATTACATGTATCTCATTTGGGAACACATCTATCTGTTTACCTTCTAGCATGTGCTCATTTTCTAGTTGAGCTACTTTAGTATCTACAGGAATCCTCTGGTCTGGTCTGGCTGGTATATATCTGTCAGCGGCTTCATGTCCTACAAGAGAAGCTACTTGATCTCGGAAAAGATTATGTCTTCCTTCAGAATCAAATACTCCTGCAAGTTCATTCAACTGTTGGAGACTAACAGATCTTTTAGCTTGGCTTCCGCTCCCTACAGCTCTAACCGCTCTAGTTTTTCGTATATCCATAGCAGCTAAAGCTTCTAAAGGAACTCCTCGTAAAAAACATCTTTCTCTAAACTCTAAAACTGCTTCTCCTCCGGGATCTGTAGGAACATAATCCATTCGGAAAAACCTTCGAGCAACTTCCATGTGAAACCTATCCCATGGGTTATAGAACAAGTTTAATGCGGTAACGTTTAGTTTCGCTGCTTCTTCTAGATGTGCGGCTACTTCAAACTTAGACCTTCTATCTCCTTTACCAAACACGTTAGCGGCTGAGTATTGTCCAGCTCTGTCTTGCACTAACTGACTTAAGTCTTGTAGTACTGGCATCATTGTTTGGGAAGTATTGGGGGACGCTTTGTCCACATACTTCATGTTAGGGGGCAGTATAGCGAAAGGCCCAAAATAATTAAACGCAAAGCTTTCTAAAGCCCTTTCATCATCTGGTTGAATCATAGGGGCCCCCGCTAACATGGCGTTGTCTACTGCTTGAGACCTTATCCTATTGCTGACTTGAACGTGACTATAAATCTTGTACCCAAGTCCTCTTATGCTGTGATAAGTGCCATTAGTACCAATACCATAAGTAAAGAAGGTAAAAGCCTCTTCAATGTTCTTATACCTACTTACCTTTTTATATAAAAAATCTTTGTTGTCTCCGTTGGGGAGAGTCATAAAATGAGATACAGAACCGTTAAACTCTCGTACCCACATGTGTACTAACTCTACTTTAGCAGATTTAGCTCCTGTCCATAGGTCGTTATTTTTAATCTCATTTTGGAGTCTTTCCCAATCATCCAATTCTGTTTGAGAGGAAGCATGTTTAATTGCTTTTTTAACCTCTGCAACATTCCACCCTAGCTCCGCCGCTACCTCAGGATTTTCAATGTATTTATACATTTCATTTACCGGAACAAATCTTCTGGCTGCGGCAACTTCTATAGAATCTTCTGTAGCTCTAGTTTGTCTAGGGATTAAAATATCTCCAAGCCCAGACGATCTCCAATACCAAGACCTCTCATCTTCAAAATAATTTATACCTACTCCGTGTCCTACAAAATGGTTACATAAATTTAAATACTCATAATTAAACCTAGGCCACTTACGTAGTTGAAAAGAATACTCTTCCGACATTACCCTATTCCATTCAATGCGTTGTTTAGGGTCGCCAAAGGCTGTTTCTACTCTTACAAGGGTTTCAACAGAATTAACTAAGTCTACATAAGCAGACATCGCAGCTTCTAAAAACTTCTCTGCTTCCCCAAAATTTAAATTACACCTAAAGGCTTGGCCAGATTGTCTTAAAGCTGTTTCTGAATAAGGAGCCACACCATCAAACATAGCTTGGACTCGAGCTCGATTTACCGCAGATCCTTCGTCCCCCTTTTTAAGAGTTCTATATAATTCTGTCGCTGATTTAACATCTTTAATTCTAGACTTAGGTACTCGACCTTGATCATTTAAATTTTCTAAAGGTAAATCCGAAAGTTCTTTAAATCCTGATTCCATAATAATCTACTAATTTGCCACGACGAACCCTATGTATCAAGGAGAGTTCTACTAGAAGCGGCAGTTATATCTAAAGATCTCATTTTGTCTGACCAAGTTTTTTGTCTATCTTTGTTTACAACAAACCTTTCTCCACCCATAAAACCGTGCCTAGACCTACATAAGTCTACTAATATAAAAGCTGCATCTGCTATGTCGGGTGATTTACCTATGCGGCTTT